GGCTGACGAGGCCATCTCTGTGGCGAAGCGTTCCGAAGACCGCAAGGTCGAGACCGCTGAGGCCGCACGCGACTTCCAGCCCGCACAATCCAACATCGAAGAGCGCGACATCTTCCGTGCCCTTGCTCGTGGAGAAATCCGTTCGCACAAGTTCGAGACCCGCGCCACCCTGGTGCCCTCGGCTAACACTGTGCCCGTCGGATTCTACGACCAGGTCATGGACCGTGCCCGACTCGTCGGCCCCATGCTTGAGACAAGCACCGTCCTGACCAGGGACTCTGGAGAATCCTTCCGGATGCCCACCATGACGGCATACCCGACCGCTGACCAGTACGCCGCCGGTTCCGCTATTGCGGACTCCGCTGGAACGTACTCCTCGGTCCTGCTGACCCCTCGCAAAATCTCGCTCATCACCAAAATCGCTCGCGAATTGGTTGAAGACGCTGGATTCAACATCACCGAGCACATCGGTCGTGTTGCCGGTAACGCCATCGGATACAAGGTCAACGAGCTTGCTTCCGTCGGAACCGGAACCGTCGAGGCTACGGGTCTGTTCGATGCGGCCGCTACCGGAGCAACCGCGGCAAGCGCTACGGCGTTCACCGCTGACGAGCTCATCACCCTCGCTTACTCTCTGGATGGAGCCGCTCGTCGTCTCCCCGGTGTGGGCTGGCACATGAGCACGGCAACTCTCGGAGCTGTCCGTAAGCTGAAGGACGATGCTGGAAACTACCTCTACAACATCGTCGGCCAGGGCGAGGGAACTCTGCTCGGTTACCCCGTGTTCGAGAACCCTGCCGCACCAGCCGCTACCACTGGCCTGAAGCCAATCGCCTTCGGCCACCTCCCGTCGTACACCATCGTCACCACTGGTCTTGAGACCTCGGTGAGCGACCAGGCGTACTTCGCTACCGACGAGATTGGTTACAAGTTCACCTACCGCTTCGACGGTAACCTGCTTGACACCACTCACGTCAAGGTTCTGGAGATGGCCTAACATCTAACCAGATTGGAGCCCCGTACCTCGTAGGTTGGTGCGGGGCTCCTCTCATTCTCGGTGGTCCGTACTAGGATGAGGCCATGCCAACCTACGACAAGATTCAAGGTGCCGTCCTTCTGGCGTCGAACACTCCTGGAGTGGCCACGGGCTATGGCACACAAGCGAAACTCCTGGTCGACCGAATGGTCCGACATGGGATGAAGGTGGGCGTCGCCTCGAACTACGGCCTCGAGGGACGCTTCTCTGAGATGAAGACACCTCACGGGCCGATACTTCACTACCCCAGGGGCTACAAGGCCTACTGTGACGATGTCATCCCCACCTGGTATGAAGACTTCAAAGACCGCTTCAAGGACCGCACAACGGCTCTCATGACCTTGTACGACGTTTGGGTCTACAAGGACATGGTGTTCGAGGACACAATTCACGCTTGGACCCCGATGGACCACCTGACACCTCCGCCGAGAGTGCTGGAGGTTCTCCGGAAGGACAACGTCCGACCCATCTCGATGGCACCTCACGGCGAGCGCCAGATGACCGAGTATGGAATCGAGAACACTTACATTCCGCACGCGATTGACTCGACAATCTTCAAGCCGACGAAGAGTGTGATGGGTCGACCGACGAGGGAGTTCATGAACATCCCGAAGGATGCCTTCCTGATTGGAATCGTCGCAAGTAACAAGGCAAACGGTCACGTCCATCGCAAAGCCGTGTTCGAACAGTTGGCCGCCGCGAAGCTCTTCATGGATGACCATCCCGACGCCTACCTCTACCTCCACATGGAAGCGTCCGGTGTGTTCGGCGGGTTCCGTCTCGACGTCCTCCTCAAGTCTTTGGGATTCTCGGAGAAGCGTGTCCGCATCGCTGACCCGACCGCGCTTCGCACCGGCTACCCCGACAAGATTGTCGCCGCACTATACACCTCAATGGACGTCCTCCTGAACGCAACCTATGGGGAAGGGTTCGGACTGACCACTGTCGAGGCTCAGATGTGTTCGACTCCGGTCATCACATCGAACTGGACGGCCAGCCAAGACCTCGTCTCTGAGGACTCGTGGAAGGTCGAGGGTCAATGGTTCTGGAACGAGAGCCAATCCGCAATCTGGAAGATTCCCTCAATCAGCCACATGGTCGAATCGCTGGAGGAAGCCTACGAGCGGAAGGGGACGAAGTCGGAGAAGTCTCGTGAGTTCGCTCTCCAGTTCGATGTCGAGAAGGTGTGGTATGACCGTTGGATGCCGTACCTCCAGGAGCACTTCTCATGAAGCTCGAGGAACTGAGAAACATTCATCATGGGAAAACATTGTGGGTCCTCGGTTCCGGTTCGTCGGTCGGCTACCTCGACCCAAGGTTCTTCGACGACAAGATTGTGGTGGCCACGAACCTGATTGGTGAGCTCCTCAGGATTCCAACCTTCTACCTCTTCAGTCACTACCACTGGGTCATCGAGCGACAACTCGACAACGAAGGAATCCTGGCGGCCGTCGTCCAGGAACCATGTTCGACTCGATGGTCACGACCCGGCCCGAACGGTGAGAAGGAATGGCAGGTCGTCCCAGAGGATGACCGCATCGTCTTGAATTACCCTGACCCGGCTGTGCCACCTGGCAACAACTTCGACCCGTTCACGACCGCTCACGACGACGCCATCGTCTTCGGCTCATCATCCGTCCACGGGTCAATCCACTTGGCCGCCATGATGGGAGCCCGCTACATCGTCCTCGTCGGGACAGACTGTGGCACCATCGACGACCAACACCGACTCCCCGGCTACTACTCCGGAGGAGACACACCCTGGAAGCTCTACGACCGAGACCTGATTGCCATGAAGCGATGGGTCAAGCAAACGTACGGGGCCGACACCTACTCGCTCAATCCCTTCGTGAACTTCAATCTCGAAGGCCACACCTTCAGAGGATGACCATGATTCCCAACATGATTGTTCCGGTCCTGAACCGACACGACCTTCTCCAACGGATGCTCGACTCCATCGACTACCCCATCCGGAAACTCATCATCATCGACAACGGCGAACCGGACATCAAGTTGACGATTCCTGATTGGTTCGAGGAGGCAACCTACACTCCGATTCCGTCGAACCTTGGCGTGGCCCCGTCATGGAATCTGGGAATCAAGTCGTTCCCTCATGACCCGAAGTGGCTGATTGTGTCCAACGATGTGGAGTGGAAGCCTGGAGCCCTGGAGGAGTTCTCTGAGGCTGGCCCGAACGAGCTCGTCCTCTGTGCCGGCTTCCCTCACTGGCAAGCGTTCTCGATTGGTGAAGGACCGATTGGTGACGTCGGATTGTTCGACGAGATGTTCGTCAGCGCGTACTTCGAGGACACGGACATGGCTCGCCGGCTGATTCATTCCGGCTGGCCTATTCGGAACATCAAGACCAACATCGGTCATGACAACTCGTCGACGCTGAAGGCCGATGCCACGATTCAGAAGATGAACTCGAAGTCCTTCTTGGTGAATCAGAAGTATCACTCGAGGAAGGAACAGAATGGTGATTACTCCGCTGGTGGTTGGTCGCTTCAGCGCCGACGAGAGCTTGGTTGGGGTTAGAGGGACTTGGCCCACGCCATGAGCGCATCCTCCTGGTAGTTGTCGTTCTTCCGGAGGGCAACCTTGACTCCGTCGAGCAATCCGTCCCAGAGGTCTTCGAGGTAGAAGGTGTCGAGGCGTTCGGCTTCGTAGAGTCCGGCCTGATACCAGCCGAGCCAGTTGACGAAGATGGGTTCTTTGGTTCCGTCTGGCCAGACTAGGTGTGGTGTGAGTTTCCGTGGTCGGTTGTACTTGAGCATCCGTTCGAACTTGTAGAGTTCCCAGCGGTGCTCTGGTGTGATTGTCATGGGTTTCCTTCCTGGGCCCCGGCCGAAGCCGGGACCCTCTCGTCCTAGTAGACCAGGTCTGCCCAACGGTACAAGTTGGAGGTGTAGGTGGGCTGGTTCCACTTCAGGATTGCGTTCCTGGTGTAGTGGTCGAAGTAGTGGTCCTGGTAGTTCACGACCTCTCTCGAGAGCTGAAGAGCGTCGTTGAAGCTCAGGGCTAGAACATCTTCCTTGGTCATGTCGCCGGTCCAGATGTCGACCAGCTTGAAGTCGTGGTCGATAACCTTGCCGGTTGCCTGGAACTTGTCGGCGATGTACTTGCGGATGTAGTTGCCGATGATGTAAGTGTCCTGAGACTTGATTGCCTCGTTACCCTCGATTGCGATTTCGAGAGCTCCCTCAGAGTATCCGTTGGTCACTGCCCACTCGATACGGTGCTGAATGATTGCCTTGGCCCAGTTGGTCAGGTCTTCGAGGTCGTTGTTGCCCTTGTACTTCTTGAAGTTTCCTTCGAAGCTGTAGAACTTGTTCATGGTATTTCCTTCCGTTGGTGTTACTTGATACTTAGAAGATACTGGTACACCGCAACTATGTCAACCCCATCCGGGAAAAAAAGTTCCTCGGCGTGTCGAGGGTAGAATGGAGGCGGAGGATTACATGGCAATCACTAACGGATACGCGACTCTGGCCGAGGTCAAGAGCTACCTCAGAATCCCAGAATCAGACACCATTGACGACGCCGGAATCGAATCGGCAATCAACGCGGCCAGCCGCGAGATTGACTCATTCACCGAGCGCGTCTTCTACAACGCTGGAACGGCAACACGAGTCTTCATGGCCGACGACGTCTTCACCGTCAACATCGACGACCTCATCTCCATCTCCTCCCTCAAGACCTCCTCCGACGGCACCGAGTTCGACGTCACCTGGAACCTCGCCACCGACGCCCAACTCGAACCCCTGAACGGTGTCGCCGGCGGAATCACCGGACACCCTTCCACTCGCATCCGAGCCATCGGCGACTACCTCTTCCCCCGCTACAACGCCAACAACGTCAACGCCAACCAAGCCGCCGTCCAAGTGACTGGTGTGTGGGGTTGGTCCGCTGTCCCTGACCAGATTGGCTATGCGACCGCAATCTACGCTCAGAGGCTCTGGAAGCGGCAGGAGGCACCGTTCGGAATCGCCGGCTTCGGAGAGATTGGTGTCATGCGAGTCAGCCGTCTCGACCCCGACGTATCCCAGCTCGTCCAGCCCTTCCGTAAGGTGAGAATGGCATGACCATCCAGGACATGAGAGCCGGGATTGTCGCGAACCTCGGCACCATCTCCGGTCTCCGCACCTCAGTCGACATCCCCGACAACCCCAACCCTCCGCAGGCTGTCGTCGGCCTCCAGTCCGTCATATACGACCAGGCCTTCCAGAACGGTCTCATCCTCTACAACTTCCAGGTGACGGTCCTCATTGGCCGCGCTTCGGACCGTTGGGCACAACGCCTCGCGGACACATACACCGACGTCGGCTCCGGCGGAATCAAAGGAGCAATCGAGTCGGACCCTACCCTCGGCGGTGCCGCTGTAGATTGCCGTGTCTCGGAGATGAGCAATCTTGGTACGGTATCATTGGGGGAGGTAATCTACCTGGCCGCGGACTTCACGGTCCAGGCGTATGGAACCCCGTAACAAGGAGAAACACACAATATGGCTAAGTTCATCGCAAAGGACTTCGACATCTCCATCGCAGGCTCGGACTTCAGCTCCTCCATCGCGGCCTGTACCCTGGACATCTCTGTCGAAGAACAAGACATCACCAGCTTCGGTGACAACTCACGTCGTCGCATCGGTGGCCTGAAGGACGGCTCCGTCACCTTCGACTTCCACCAGGACTTCGCATCCGGCTCGGTTGACGAGACCGTATGGAACAACCTCGGTGGCACCGTGGCAGTGGTCATCAAGCCCACCTCCAGCGCTGTGTCCAACTCGAACCCCTCATATTCCTTCAACGCCTTGGTCACCAGCGTCCAACCATTCTCGAGTTCAGTGGGCGACTTGGCCACGCAGAGCTTGACCTGGGCAATCGACGGAGACGTTACACGCGGAACGGCGTAGTAGTTGTAGACTGATTCCATGAATCTGAACCTACTTCTCACATACACCGACGGCACCGAACGAAACATCACCGCTAAGGCGGCTGACTTCGTCGCGTTCGAAGCACACTTCGACATCTCCATCGCTCGACTCCAAGAGAGCATGAAGTTGACTCACCTCTTCTTCTTGGCTTGGAACATCGAGCGGCGGACTGGCGAGATTGCCAAGGACATGGACTTCGACAAGTGGATTGACACTGTCGAGATGGTCCAGGCGGCCGACGAAAAAAAATAGAACCCTTCGGGGAGTCGAGTGCTCACTGGCTCATCGCGACCATCGCGGTCGAGACGGGTATCTCTCCGACGGAGCTCATGAAACTCGAGCCTCGAATGTTGTGGTCGATAACCCGGTACATGGAGTTCAAGAATCAGGCTCAAGCCAATTCGGGTAAGAGTGGCAGGGGTCGGCGACGGTAGAATAGTCCAGAGGAGATTCCCTGTGGCCATACCCCAACCTTCATTCGACTTCGAGGACGTCAAGACGCTTGCCGTGACGTTGAAGAATGTTGACCCGTCTCTTCGGCGTACCTTGTATTCGGAGCTTCAGAGGAACGCTAAGCCGTTCTTGACTGAGATGAACTCGACGATGGCCGGGTTCCTGCCGAAGCTCCCGAGTGGTTTCACCTCACATGAGGGTCGCACCCAGTACAACCGTCCTATCGCTCGAGCTTCCACGAACCTTGGTGGCCGCAAGAACACCATCTTCCTGGTCCGTGTTTCGTCATACGAAAAGAACTCCAGCGAGGCCGGTTTCATGATTGCGGAGCTCGCCGGTTCGAAGAACAAGTACCAGGCAACGAACAAGAACGGCAACCCGAACCAACGTGGCCCTCACCTCATAAGCCAACTCGAAGAGAACCTTCCCCTGGTCGGTCCTGGTAAGGGTGGACGTATCGCGTTCCGTGCCTTCCTCGCCGTCCAGCCCGCGCTTCGCAATACCACGGACACAATCATTCAACGTTGGATTCTTGCTACCAACAAGGACTTGAAGAAGGGTCGGGTGCCACGCTAATGGCTCGTCAGAAGATTACGATTCCGGTCACATTCAAGTCGGATGCGACTGGGCTGAAGAACGCTGAAGGTGCGCTGAAGAAGTTTGGTGTGGCGGCTACGGCCGCGGCCAAGACCGCTGTGGTCGCTGTCGGTGCTATCACCGCTCTGTCGATTCGTGAGTTCGCGAAGTTCGATGCGGCCTTGAACAAGTCCATCGCCATCATGGGCGACGTGTCGGAGGCGATGCGGACTGATATGTCTGACGCGGCCCGTGAGGTTGCGAAGGCGACAACGTTCTCCGCTGAGCAAGCGGCCGAGTCATTCTTCTTCCTCGCCAGTGCCGGTCTTGACGCCGCCGCTTCTGTCAAGGCGATGCCAACGGTGGCCAAGTTCGCCCAGGCTGGAATGTTCGACATGGCCCTGGCGACGGACCTTCTGACAGACGCTCAGAGCGCTCTGGGCTTGACCATCCGTGATGACGCGGTCAAGAACATGGAGAACATGGTTCGCGTCTCTGACGTGCTTGTGAAGGCCAACACGCTGGCCAACGCGACGGTCCAACAATTCTCTGAGGCACTGACCAATAAGGCTGGTGCGGCGCTCAAGATTGTCAACAAGGACATCGAGGAAGGTGTCGCTGTTCTGGCGGCCTTCGCTGACCAAGGTATCAAGGGCGCTGACGCTGGTACCAAGTTCGGCATCGTGATGAGGGACCTTCAGACGAAGGCTCTCGCTAACGCTGGCGCGTTCGCCGCCATGAACATCGCTGTCTTTGACGCCGAAGGCAACATGAACAACCTTGGTGACATCGTTGGTGATGTCGAGCGTGCCTTGGATGGGATGTCTGACGCTCAGGCCAAGGCAACACTTTTGAATCTTGGGTTCGCTGACAAGTCCGTCTCCGCTCTCCAGGCTTTGCTTGGTTCTTCTGAAGCCATCAAGCAATACGAGACGGACCTCCGTAATGCGGCTGGTACGACTCAGGAAATATCTGAGAAGCAACTCGAGACTCTCATCTCGCAGTTCGACCTTCTGAAGTCCTCGGTCGCGGATGTGGCTTTGGAGATTGGTGAAGGCTTTGAGCCGGCTCTCATGACCCTGGCGAAGGACTTGAGAGAGCTGGTCGAGAATCAAGGTCCAGAGTTCGCCGCACTCTTCGGCGACGTCGACGAAGCTATGAAGCCACTCATCGAGAACACACCAGCGCTCATGGAGTCGCTCGTCTTCCCATTGACGAAGTTCTTGGTAGACCTGTTCCTCATCTTCATGGACATCGTCAACGCGGCGCTTCCACCACTCATCGACCTGCTCGATATGCTGGCACCAATCTTCACCGATATTCTGCCGGTCTTGAGAGAGCTCATTGAGCCGCTCATGGAACCCCTGGCCGATGTGCTTCAAGTCCTCGCCGACAACCTTGGCCCCTTGGTCGACACTCTCGTCCCTGCCCTCGTCAACATTCTGGAGGTGCTTGGTGAGCCGCTGGTCGATATCCTGATTATCTTCCTGAGACTCATCGAGATTGCTCTTCCGCCATTCATATTCTTGCTCGAGTTACTGATTCCCATCATCGAGTTCGTCGCTCTTCTGATTGGTGTCATCCTCTCGCAAGCCCTGAACATATTCGGTGATGACCTTGGGAACACGGCTGACCGTCTCAGTCGATTCGCTGATGGCTTCCGGTTGACCTGGTACAACATTCAGGTCTTCCTCACTGACGCAATCAACAAGATGCTCGGAGATGTCGAGAACTTCTTGAATGGTTTCGTGCGAATGATAAACGACACGAACGCTGACCTCGGTCTTAACTTGAGGGTCAACGAAGTTCGCTTCACTCGCTTAGCCGCGCCAGCGATTCCGATGCTTCGTGACACCGGCATGAAGTTCCCTCAAGTCGACACCAGGGGAATCACTGACGTTGCTTCTCGTCGGATGCCTGAGCCACTCAGGGGAGCTGGTATGCTCACCAATCCCAGAGGATTCGCTGACCTCGGAATCATTGACCGGCTGGGCGCTCCTGGCGGGTTCATTCCAAGCCCTCTACCAAACCAGAATGTCAGCTACAATGTCTACCTCGAGAACAATGGACTCGGTGGAATCAGGCAGAGCGAAGACCTTATTCGCGCTCTCCGCCGTGATGAGCGCTTGAATGGTCCGCTCTACGCTGGTGGTATCACCGGATGACGACTACCGTCGAGATTGAGGTTGTCGAGGGATTCATCCTTGACGACCCCGTCGCTGGTGTCCTCGACAATGTCCAGTACACCTTGAGCGGTGAATTGTATGAGGACATCTCGGGGTCGATGATTGGTGTGGAGACGGCTCGCGGGAAGAACTACGACCTGGACCGTTACTCAGCTGGTCAAGCGAGAATCATTCTCAATAACGAGACGAGGAAGTTCGACCCGAACTACTCTGCCGGACCACTGTTCGGTCAGATTGTGCCGCGCCGTCGACTCCGGATTGCGAAGGATGGGGTTCGTGTCTTCACGGGAATCATCGACGACTGGAACTTCGACTATGCTCCCTCGAATACGTCACGCGCTGAGATTGTTGCTTCCGACGAGTTGACATTCTTGGCTCGTTCGACGACGACCGCTGGGACGGCGACACCTCAGTTGACGGGTGCTCGAGTGAACGCCATCCTGGACCAGTCCTCGGTGAACTGGCCGACCGGTCAACGAAACATCGACGTCGGTGAATCATCTCTGGGAGCTGACATCATCGAGGGCGGCAACGCTCTGGACTATCTCAAGGCTGTGGCCGAGTCTGAGCAGGGTGCGCTCTTCATCGCTAAGAACGGTGACCTTCAATTCCGGTCGAGATTGGACTTCACACCAACGTCCGGAGCGGTCACGGACTTCGCCGATGACGGTACGGGAATCCCGTACTCGAGAGTCAATGTCGAGTACGGTGCGGAGCTCCTCCTGAACACGGTCACGGTCGAGACCCCGGTCGGTAACGTCTCCTCAGTGAACCAACGCTCACGGACTTCCTACGGTGTGGTCTCTGACACGTTCACGACTCTTCTGTCGGACATTGACGAGGCCCAGAGGATTGCCGACTGGATTGTGGCGAAGTATGCGGAGCCTGAGTTCCGGTTCTCTGGAATCGAGTTGTCTCTGGACAAGATGACGTCCGGTGAGCGGGCTCAGGTCCTCGGCCTGGAGTTGGGTTCGGTCATCAAGGTCAAGTTCACTCCGAACGGGATTGGTGACCCCATAGAACAATACGGTCAGGTCATCCGGCTGGACCATGAGATTGGCCGCACCACTCATGACATGGTTATTGGTGTGGCTCAGATTGCCAGGACGTTCCTCGTCTTGAATGACTCAGTGTTCGGTACAATGGACACGACGAATGTCTTGGCCCCGTAGGAGGTAATGATG